ATACGCAAGACAAGGCCATATTACCTACTACGGACTTACCTTGGTCGCAGGTTATATTACCTGTTACCTCGGCCGGAATATCTGGACTAGGCCAGTCGCCGGCCTTTTTAGTTGAAGGTACGTGGGTGTTTGGTTACTTCCGTGATGGTGGTGATTGTCAAGAGCCAATGATAATAGGGACTTTACCAGGAGTGCCGGCAGAGTTGGCGGATAAGAATAAAGGTTTTTATGACCCTAACGGTATATACCCAAAATACAAGGATGAGACGGACACCAATAGATTGGCCGTTAATGGTAATAACCCTCATCTATCGTTAGAGTTGCGTAAGTTAAGTCGTATTACTGGCGTCCCAACAGCCGACTTTGATTTGGTATCTGTACAAGACCACGTGGCCTCTGACATAGAGGCAAGTGATGGCGATACTTGGAGTCAGCCGTCTATACCATATGCGGCCAGTTATCCATACAATCACGTTTACGAATCAGAAAGTGGCCATATAAAAGAATATGATGACACAAAGGGGTCAGAGAGAATATACGAGGCGCATAGAACAGGCACGTCATTTGAAATATCACCAGACGGCACCAAAACCGATATAATAAAAGGCGACCATTATAACATAACTTACGGTAAGAGTCAAGCTCTTATTGAAGGGAAGTCGGACTTAACAATAGGTGGCCGACATAAACTATACATTAACAAAGACGGCGCAGTAGATAACCATTACGATATACAAGTAGGGCCAAACGCCAACATTAACATACAAGTAGATAAAGGTAATTTAAACCTAGTTGTAAAAGATGGCTCGTTAAATAGTAATGTATCAGGTGATTACAATGTCAAGGTTGGCGGTAATTATAACCTAGACGTAAGAGGCAATCTAACAGAGACCATATCAGGTACAAAGACATCTAATACAACGCAGAGTGTCACTCACAGAGGAAGTACCTTTAAGGTAGTGGCCAATAGAATAGACCTTAACTAAATAAATCCACCAGCAGAAAAAACGCTATTGTAAAAGTGATTGAATTTTCTAAACTATAAATGCAATAACATCCAGCAGACATATAGGAGACTTACAAATGTTGTTAAAAAGTTTAAAGGAAAAATCCTCGGATATAAAAGCACGTTGGAAGAAGGCTTGCAATACAGATAATATCATTGACTTTTCAGTTGATGTAGGTCTTATTGCGTTTGATGTATTATCAAGTCCCATACTTATAGTTGTACGAATATTCCGTTGGGGTATGAATAAATGGGTCAACGGCTACATTAAGAGATTTTTAAAATGGTTTGTTCACAAAGTATTAAGAATAAGATAAAACGTATTATCAAGTATTCCTTTTGGTTCTTTCTTATCAAAGGCCTACTATGGTTACTACTATCATATATGTTTGCTCAAGGACTTCTTTATTATACATAGTGGTGTTGAAACTTCAGGAAACCAGCTCCAGGTAACCTAGGTCCGTTTTTACAAAAAAAATTCCCAGGATATAAAAATACAATTGGAAGTTTACTATATAGGATACACTACATTTCTTCTATAAGGACTTTCAATGTTAGACCCTATCACAGCGGTGGCGACGGCCACCTCAGCATTTAATCTAATTAAAAAAGGCATTGCATTTGGTAACGATTTAGATACTATGACTAAATCTCTTTCTCGTTGGTATGGTGCTGTATCTGATTTTAATTACGCAGAAAAGGAAGTAAATTCAAAAGGCGGTATTTCTAAACTATTAATGAAAGGTAGTATAGAAAAGATGGCTCTTGATATTACGGTAAATAAACAAAAGATACTTGAACAAGAAAAAGAATTACGGACTCTTATAACTTATACGTATGGTCCTAATATCTATAATGAAATGATTGAATTAAGACGGCGATTAAAAAAGCAACGTGAAGACGAAATCTATCGCAGACGTGAATTTAAAAACCAATGTATAGAGGCCGGATTAGTAATACTCTTAATGTGTTCAATTGGCGGCGTTGTCTTATTTCTAACGTATTTGACGGTCTCTTAAACTCTAAATATATTCTATGTCGGTTAATATCGGCCTATTATTAATTACTTTTATTATATTGGTAATTACTATTATTGTTATACGTTTAGCGTCGGATTCTTCGGACTCGGAAAAACTTAAAGAGCCAGATGAGCCTAACGCTTTGACTGAATTTCGGAAACGAATGGGATTAGATTAAACGTAATGAAGATATGAGCCTATTATATATTTTGGTTTGGAAATAGGTTTATGTCCAGTATGTAAATAGGTCCACATAGGCGGAAACATTAATAGTCTTCCTACTTTAGGTTTGATAGAAACATCAAAGTTAGAGAACGAGGTGGCCCCTTCTTTGTTTTCATCCAAATATAAAAAGAATACTAAAAATCTCCTTGCAGAATTATAATCGCCTACATCAACGTGTTCTTTAAACTCATCAATATCATTAGGCATATATCGTTTCATACGTATTGCTTCAAAACCATATTGACTCGGCCATTGTGTAGGTGTTATTCCTACTTCTTTTGCATATGTGCCAATTTTTGATTTAAAGGTAGTATAAAGACCATCAACTATGGGTTTCCAATCTTTATGTTTATTGAGTTGTATTTCTTTAAATGAACGGTGACCTTTTAAGATTGTGTCTTCTTGTTGGTCAGTATTGACTTCAAACTTTTCAATTATCTGTTTACAAATTTGAGGGTCTAATACATCATCATATACTTTTATAAAATTTTCCATTTTTCACCTGTTGAAACTTCCTAATACTATCATTATATAGGCTCAATGTCAATGCCTAAATATGTGTATGGCAAACTTTATACACTATTACGAATATGCTTTAGGCATAGATATTGACAAGTTAGGCAAAGCCTACTTTGATATACGCAAACACTTATCGTTTAACACGGATGATAAAAGCAAGATTGATTTCAATGCTATTTGTGTTAACAGAAAACCAGGTGATGAAGATTCTATAACAGGTGGAAATATAAGAGGTCTATATTGGACTAAACCTGATACAGATAATTTTGAACAGAAACGACTAGAGCCGGTAGACGAAGCCGCTTATACTGAAATTTGTCCTGAATTTAAGGATACTTACTTTGAAGAAGTATATAATATACTAAAGAGTAATTTCGGTAAAATCGGTAGAGTTAGAATATTAATGAAACCACCAAGAAGTTGTTTATCTTGGCATAGGGATCCAGAGCCACGTATTCACGTACCTATAATTACAAATGAAGGATGTAAAATGGTTATTGAAGACGAGTCTTTTCATATGCCGGCAAATGGTAGTGCTTATGTTACCGATAATACAAAGTATCACAATTTTTTTAATGGTAGTGAAATAGATAGAGTTCATTTAGTTGCAACTTTATTAAGACCATTTTACACGTAGAGGAGATATGATTAAATTAACAGACAATGCTTATAAAAGACTTAACGAATTACGTAAGAAGAATGACAAAAATTTTGTTAGACTTGACATTAAAGGTGGTGGTTGTGCTGGGTTTAATTACCATTGGAGTTTTGCACACGAAGAACAACGAAATGACGTTGTGGTTGATGACGTACTTTTAGTTAGTAGAGATTACGAATTATATCTTATGGGTTTAGAATTAGATTATAGTTATGATGATTTTGAATCTATGTTTAAATTTAATAATCCAAAGGCTACAAGTTCTTGTGGTTGTGGTACATCTTTTAGCGTATAAATAGTAGTATGACTTACTCACGTTCAAACATAAACACATTTTACGGACCACTTTTACGTAAAAGAATTAATAACGAAACGGCTAAGATAGATTCTGGCTTTGAAACGGTAGACACACAAAAATTAAGTACAACAGATTTTGGTACACATTTTCAAAATCATTCAGCAGTAGGTTTTGATTCACATATAAAACCAACAAGTGCAGTTGTAGATTTAGGAACATCAACAGATAATTGGCGACACATCTATGCTAGTGGTACAATACACGTAGGTAATAAATCTTTTGGTGCAGTAGGTAATGCTATTGATACAGGCACAGATAATTTCGCAACAACAGATTTAACGGTCAGAGGTAATTTAAATGTACAAGGTTCTACGGTAACCGTAGATACAGCATTAGTACAATTACAAAATGGTTTTGTATTTGAAGGTTCTACACCAGATGATTACGAAACTACAATGACTGCCACAAATCCTACACAGGATAATACAATAACAATACCAAATGAATCAGGTAATATTGTATTAACAGAATCAGCAGGCGCAGTACAAACAAACACAATTGCTAATAGTGCAGTTACCAATGATAAGATTGCAGATACATCAATAAGAGCTGCAAAATTAAATTTAGGTTCAGATACGGTTTCTGTTAATACACTTTCAGCAACAGACGTAAACGCAACAAGTGTTTCAGGTAATTCAATAACAGGTGTTATACAAACAGCTGCTCAACCAAATATAACTTCATTAGGAACGTTAACAGCATTAAATGTAGATAACTTAACTTTTGATGGTAATACAATTGGTTCTTCAACAACTCAAATTAATTTTACAAAAAATCTAGTAATTTCGGGAACCGTAACCTGTGATTCATTTACACAATTAAATACGGAAGAAGCAGGTCCTTTAGTAGATGACAAAGGCGAAGTTAGATTAGTACCAGGTAATACACAATCAGCCGCATATGTTTTAGTATTAAGTGACCACGGTAAACATATTAATACAAGTGCTCAAGTTACCGTGCCTGCTAACGTTTTTTCAGCAGGTATGTCAATTACAATTGCAAACACATCAGCCGCTGGTATAAACTTAATTCAAGGTTCAGGACTAACTTTAAGAAATGCAGGTCAAACTACTACTGGTGACAGAGTGATAAACAATTATGGTTTAGTTACCGTATTTTTCACATCTGCTACCGAAGCTTACGCTAGTGGTTCAGGACTTGCATAATGACTCATTATAATTTATTAGCAGCTAGAGGAGGTTTCTCCCCAATTTCGGCCTCTGGTGGAACAGAATCAACTTTTGATTACAACTCAACTTGGAAAGCACATTCATTCACATACACAGGTAGCGAACAAACCTTAACAATTTCGGATGCAGGATCCGAAGGCAAATTAAGTATTATTTGTATCGGTGGTGGAGGTGGAAGAGGTGGTCAATCTGGTAATAACGGAGGCGGTGGCGGCTACGTTAGAAAAATGGATATTAATATTAGACCTTATTCATCATTAAGAGTATCAGTAGGTGGTGGAGGAGGAGGTGGTCACGGCTGTTGTGGGTCGTGTGGCGCCGGAGGTGGAGGCGGTTCTGGATTTATAGGTTCAGGTGGCCGTGCTTGGTCTTCAGGTCCTGGTGGATGCTCTGCCGGAGGAGGTGGAGGCGGAGGAGGTTCCTTCGTAGTTGACGATTCAGGTAATACAGACACAACAAATATTATTGTTGCTTCCGGAGGTGGAGGCGGCGGAGGAGGAAGAGAAGGTTGTGGAGGTGCCGGCCGAGGAGGTTCGGGTGGTGGAAATGGTGAAAACGGTGGTAATGCAAGTTCTTCAGGTGGCGCTGCCGGTGGAAGAGGAGATGGAAGTTATACTGGTGGAGCGGGAGGTAATCCTGGTGGAGACCGTTCCGGAGGAGGCGGTGGCGGCGGAGGTTTTGCCGGCGGAAATGCAGCTTCTAACGGAGGAGGTGATTGCTCTGGAAAAGGTGGAGGCGGAGGTGGTAGAGGTTATCCATCAAACGCTGAACAATTTAAACAATCTAATAGTACAAGTTCGCCAAGTGATGATGACGCTGTACTTGCAACATTAAAAGATGGTGGTTATGGTAACGCAAATGGAACAGGTGGTAAAGTAATTATATTTTATATGATTGCACCGTAAGGAAAAATATGGCAGTATTAAAAGTAAAATTTGACACAACATCAAGAGAGTGGGAAGTATCTGATTTAGAACACGGTACTTTTCGTGATGAAGAGTGTGATTTAAACTTTGATGATTTATATATTCATTGGGGTTTTAAAAATGGTTCAGCAAATAGTATTGTATTTGATAAACTAACTTTTGGTTGTACAATTACAAAAGATGGTGTTGAAGTTGCAAACATAACTAGGCCGTCCTCGCCTAAAGGTTCTTATATAAGAACAGATACAGAATTTATGGAAATTGACCACATAGATACAGACGCTGGTCAAACTTACAATTTAAATATTTGGGTTGATGAACAAGGTATTAGAAATGAAAAGACTTTAGAAGTTTCAATACCAAGTTATCCTGATTATGGTTTAGAATATTCCAATACTCATCCGGAACAACCTGACTATGATTTGTTTATAAGTCAGGAAGATGAAAGTTAATACATTAAATCCTTTTTTAGAACAGAAAGAAGCACAAGCTAGATTTAACATTTGTGCTAAATGTGATAAATTTAACAAGACCACTTTTATGTGTAAAGAGTGTTGGTGTTTTATGAAAGTAAAATGCAAGTTAAAGAAATCAAAGTGTCCAATAGGCAAGTGGTAATATAAATAGTTATAATCGTTTATCCTGAAACGGACGGAAGTAAACCACCAATGGTTGAAGAAACGCTCTTTAATTAAAGGAGTATGTATGGACTTGTTAAAAGACCTACGAGCTTTAAGAAAAGAGAAAAGTAAAGAAATCTCTACTAAAGCTCAATTAAGAAAACGAAGTAAAGATAGTATTGCTAGACCAAAGGCGAAGAAAAATCTTTTTTCTACTGACCCACGTATGCAAGGTATATAAGATTGGCCTGCTCGGTAGGACTCGAACCTACGACCCACAGCTTAGAAGGCTGTTGCTCTAATCCAGCTGAGCTACGAGCAGTTTGTGTATTATGCAGGAGTATTATTTGATTGTCAAGTCTGAATTGGTCGGAGTGGTAGGATTTGAACCTACGACCCTTGCGTCCCAAACGCAATGCGCTACCAGGCTGCGCTACA